ACCGGCGTTTCTTCCCCTTTGGTAGTCGGGTTTAACATCTGTCATTCGGTTACTCTTTGCATCTGCCATTTGGTGCCTCATCTCTGACCTCTGACCTCTGACCTCTGACCTCTGACCTCTGACCTCCTTATTGGATTTATCTTTCGAGGGGTAATTGCGTATGTCATCCGCACCTTTTGCCCCACCGCTATTTTCCCCAACTGTATAGTCTTCAATATTGATTTTCTTCTCCTTATCGGCGTTCTTTATTTGCGTCCCTTTTCCTGCCCAACCCCTTACAGGTTCCCTTTTTCCTTTAGGATGATCCCAAGCTCCTAAAGAGTCTTTCTTCTCGATCCAAGCATCGAAACCAGCATCTTCGAAAGCTTTCCAGATTGCGTCTAGGTCTGCTTTACCTAAGTAGCCACCACTCTGACTTGCAGGTTTGTTCTTTCCACCAATCTTGCCGGGAGTATTTGGAGTATTAGATGCACCGGGTGTTCCCGGTCGCCCACCTGTACCACCAAGCTGTGCGCCTAAGCCACTGTGTGATGAAGAACCTTTGTTCTCACCACGATAAGACCTAGCTGTGGCACTACCAAGATCGCTAGCTACGTTACCTACACCAGTACCTACGCCAGCAGCAGTTCTACCTGCTGCCTTACCACCACTAGCTGCGGCACTACCGGCAGCTTTAGCACCCGATACCGTTGCACCACCAGCAGCTTTAGCACCCGATGCTGCGGCACTACCAGCAGCTTTAGCAGCATCAGCAGCAACGTCTTTACCCTGTCCTACCTTTTTACCAATGGCACGACGAGGATCAGAAGGTTTTAGCTTAGATGCTTTATTCTTAGCACCTACTACCTTACGTGCAAGTGCACCTGCGAAGGTATCCCTATCAGATAAATCTCCACCCTTGTAACCCCGACCAGCACCTCTTGCCTTACCTCCCGGCTGTCTACCCTTCATGTTTACGGCAGTTGGGCCACCTTTACCGGGGCCACGTTCACGACTAGACTCATCAGCATCGAAGTCAGCCTCACGAGTCTTCGAAGCCGCACGGCCTTTGTTACGGTTACGTTTAGCCTTATCGCGACCTCGTTGACTGAATGGGTTCGTGCTTCCCTTACGTGGGCCATAACCCCAGATTTTTTCAATGTCTGGGTCAAACTCACCTGCTTCGAATGCTTCCAATCGTAATTCAAAATCTTCAAATGTGTCGAAGGCTAGGTCTAGATCATTTTCTAGAATATCCCCTTTGATGAGCATGAAATCGTTATGCCCATCTTCCAATAAAGCATCAAGACCCTTTTGTACCATAAGTGCGTCGGTCATATCAAACTCCTTCTGTTGAAATTCTTCATCGTCTTGACCACTAATTGGGTCGGATTCTACTTGGTGTGGTTTAGGTGAGGACTTTTTACCCATCTTATCATCCCGCTCAACATCTCGATTTTGTCGGTCTTCGTCACGCATTTCATCCTCCAGTTGACCTCGTTCAAATCGTTTCTTTTGCTCTGCCATAGATTCACCTTTTTCCCCTTTCAGACCCCTAATCAGACCTTGCTTACGTGCCTGTGTGTTAGGCTTATCTTCGGATGAAGGTTGCCCCCATTTCATTTCCGTATTTGCCTTACTTATATTCATATCTGTGTACTCCTTGAACATCTGAACGAAAGACTTGGTATCTTTATTATCATTATTTAGTAAGTCTTTGTAGTCAGCAAACGTTAGTGTCTCTGTAGTTTGTAGAGGCTTTACATCAGGCGACTTGGTGATCAAGCAGCTACCATCTGCACAACTCTTTGTGGCATGGTTATGGCTCTTGATTAGATCGAAGCCAGCACCCTGATTGACACCCTTCTCACAGATTGTTACCTCCGCAAGTTCTAGTTCGTCAACCCTCATGTAAGGACTCTCACCCTTGATTATATTACCTGCTACATTTGCAGTTTTGATTGCGCTACCAGCAATAGAGTATGAACGCATCTTACTCTTGGTTATCTGCTCAGTAACCTTCTTCGAAATCTTGGTGTCCTTACGTAGTTCGGAGATGAAGAACAATGTCTTATCGTTCATTCCACCCTTGAATACTTCACCGCTTCTTGAGATGTACGCTGGCAATGCCCACCCAACTTGAATGTCGGAGTGCATAACCATAACATTACGGGTCATGGGGTTTTCCATGTACTTGTCGTAAGCTTTAGATAGGGCTTCTGCTGTAATGAGGTGACCTTCATGGTCAATCATTTCGACTGATGCTGGCCCACCCACAACCATTGGGTCTTCCTTCAACAGTCCACGTTCCTCGACTACCTCTTTATAGAGTGCGCTGTCTGGATACGCTCTGTAAAGGGTAAGAATCATTGCGGGACTGGCGTAACCTGCCTTGAATAGTCCTTGGTACTCTCTAAGTGTACCTTGGATATCGTTTATGGTTACTTTACCCTCTATCGACTTCTCGATAGGTATGATTTCAGACTGCTCTGTAAGCCAGTCAGTAATCAATCTATTCGGTGCTGTTAATGTCGGCACTTAATTCCCCTTAATTATTATTCGCCTTCGAGTAATTTGAAACCCAAACCAGTGATGCCGCCGATGCATCCAGTGGCTATCTCGTTCATTCCGTTCTGTATTCCATAGACAGCTAAGATGCACAGACCAAGTATTGCTATGAATATCTGTGGTCGAACCTTGCCTAGGAATGGTTTCATTCCTTCAAATATTGTTTTAATCATTACGTTCCTGCCTTTCCAGTAGTCAATTATTAGCTAGGGCCAGCAGCGATGACAGGAGAAGAAATGGATACTTCCACGTTGTCCTCATTGACAAAGGATTTGTAGACAACGCTAGTAGCTATGGTAAATTCCTTAGTTGCAAAACCATTACCAAGACCGACTTCGTTCAAAATTATTTCCAAAGTTCCAGCCTTGATTCTATCTAGAACGCAAGCTCCACCCTTCGTGTAGAGGTTACTGAGGATTAGCCTGTCGATCTTTCCGTTTACGGCTGTGGTTGCTGCTGTGATTTTCACTTGGTCGTAATAACCGCCAGAAGTAATCATATCCTCTGCTCTGTTACCACCGGAAATCCCACGATCTCTAGGAGTACCTGCAACAGCAGAGATTGATTGACCATCCGAAGCATTGTCCCTAACTATTAATTCATGTGCTTCGATGTTAGTTAGCGTCAAAGTGTCACATCTCCAGCGGTCAACTGTCATGTGTCCGACTTCCAGATATGTCTCAGCAAATGCCGGGTCAACAACCGTTGGTAGTCCACCAATTATTACTGGCTTAGTTTCGCCTGATGGCAAAGCAGAGTTAGTGTACGCAGTACCTACAGTGATGTCTGAGATTTCAACTACACCAATAGGAGTTGTTCCTAAATCTAGACGCAACGTATTAAATTCTTTAGCACTGAACACTGGTGAATCTGTCGGTGCATTGTAAATGCCGGGGTCGCCAGCAGCAAAAGACGGTGGCTTCATAGCCTCCGCAGCAACCACTCCGGTCGTAGCAGTTGTTCCGACTGCCAGTAAGCCAATCGCCATTTGAGGACTAAGACCCATAGACCGCAGGAGTGAGTATGGGGCTTTCAACGTGTTGAACGTCCTGCGCCACTTATCAGACTCGCCTTGCAGGTAATCTATCTTTGCAAGCAACCAGTCACGCCACACAGCCGCCTTGCGATACAACCGCATAGGTGAACGCCCGACTGCGCCCGGTGTCGCTGCTATGCCGTAACAAAGTTGTCGCAATGCACGAAAGACGAGCAACGGAGTCCAGAGCAGAACCTTTTTAGGGGTAGCGAAATCTACCTTCGGCACACCAATATTGATATGTAGCTTAGGAATACTAAGCCTAGGCCACCTAAATTTTTTACCCTGCATAACAATTTTCATTTTTTGCCCTCCGAGGAGTATGCTTTCAAGAATTTAAACTAATCCATTTTCTATTAGTATTTGCTTATTAGCTTGGTGAAGGTCTATTAGCCCATCCTTATTTCCCCCGAAATAAGGGACTGCAAACCCTTCGTCACACATTACCTGATTTATACTAACTTCGCTATCTGTATTATACTCGAACAGTTCCCCCAATATGCGCCCAAACTTACCTATATCATGACTTATAAGTTTGACGGGGCTTCCTACTGGGCATTGAGCTTGTAAAAAGCTTTTTGATAGCAAACCCCTTACTTTTTCTTCTTTATCCCTAGTTCGAGATTCAGGTGTATCTATCCCATATAACCTAACACGCTTTTTAGACAGTATAACGCTAAACCCTAGATTAATATTTACATCTATGGTGTCCCCATCCACTACTCTATCTACTGTTACTTCATATTCGTACATATCTTTTCCTTTACTAACATCATTCTATACTATTATACTAAAGTAAAGCCCACCCTTACCGAAATAAAGGTGGGCTATACCACATTAGTTATTTAACTCTAAGGTTATCGACCCCAAACTTGGAAGTCTATGTTAGCAGCACTTAGATCGTCGGTAGAAGTAGCTTGTACAAACTCTCCATTTGCTGCTCCATCGTTGTCACCGTAAAACATGAGTACTTTTTCGGTTGAGGATTCCCAGTAGCACTGAATAACATCTGCTGAAAAAACAATGAAATCAATGTCTGAAAGTCCTAGGTCGGCGGGAGTTAATGACTCCCCTCCGGTTGGGTATGAAGAATCCTGAGTTAGACTACCTGTTACCAAGCGTCTGTTACCCACAACTGTTCGTCCTCGGTCTGGAATTGTAATCGTTAGTGCCATGGCTTTCGCCTCCTATCTTATCATATGGTACTGTCAGTAAAATAGCCGATGGGCAGGTTATCCCATACCCACCGGCTTTAATTTCGTACTACTTCCCTAGCTGCGATTAGGCAGAGAGGTCAGTGATCTTAGCTTGGTGGAAGAAGCTGTAGCATCGGAGTTCAGCCATTGTGTAGAATAGCCCTCGTACTGCCAAAGCGTCAACTGCGAAGAAGTCACGGTTTTCGATGTACTGCGTTGGCTGAGCCACTGCAAGTTCAAAGTAATCCGTGTCGAGTAGGAATACGTCTGAGCCGATCAAAGCACCAGATGTGTCCTGTCCCTTAGGGGTATCAGCATCAGCGAGAATCGGAATTCCCATGTATGTTGATAGTTCCATACCTGTTCGAGTACCTGCGAAGGTCTTTTCACCACCAACGTTCACCTGATACGTTTCCGTACCCATGAATCGCTGCTGAGTCTGAATCAACTCTTCTAGCTTGAAGTACTGGTCGTGTCCAACCAGAATCAGCTTAGGTTCTCCACCGTTCTCACGTACCTTCTGGATACCATCGTTCAACAGTTCCAAGGAGAGTGATCGGGCCACACCAGAAGCATCGTTTACAGATGCTGCTGCGTTCCAAGTACCTGCTGTTCGAGCAGAAGTGGTTAGGTCATAAGCAGGAACTCCCAAAGTTGTGGTGTTTGTCACACCAGCAATGTTTCGTCCGTCTTCTTCAACGATTGACCCAATAGAGGTCAGTCCGTTGTTACCAAGAACAACTAGGAGGTCACCTGAAGCTGGAGTAGCGTTGAATACCTGACCTGTAAAGGTAATAGCGGCACCTGAAATGCTGTCCACGGTAAGTGGAGTAGCAATACCTGCTGCTGTACCCATGAAAGCGTCGGCTGAATCGTCCCAGATAACAACAGTGTCACCAATTTGGAATCGTCCTGCCTGTGCTGCGCTTGGCAATGTAACTACTGCACTAGTAGAGTTTGTAGCAGAGGTAATGAATGACTGTCGATCACGAAGAATCTCCTGATGGAGTTCCTTTACGTGGTCACGCTGAGAATGTTCGTTCTCAGTCGCCAAAATATCACCAATACCACCCTCTAACTGGGCAGTGTACATAGCCTTGACTGACGATGCGAATGTCGTTGCAACGATTTTCGGAAGACCGGAAACCAATTGCAGATCACTCACGTCAGGAGTTGGAAGCGTACCCAACTCAGTAACAGGTCGGGATCGGTTTGATCCTCGGTCTGTTCTTACCCTCCAACCAGCGGTATTACCCCAAGATGAATGAGGAACAGCGTTCCAGAATCTTGTTTGGTTGTTAAGTGCTTGCCATACCTTACGTCCATAAGTCGTAGTGAAAATGTTAGTGTTAGTATCTACAGTGTATGCAGAACCAGTGAAAGCCTTCTTCAAGAGAGGGTTTTCACCAATAACACTAGAGTTTGCATTACGATTTACCTGTGCAAGGTACTCGCTCATAGAAATGTTATCCATTTAAAAGTTCCTCCGTGGGATTAAGCTTGTACTCCGAAGGCTTTTAGAATCTCTACAGGTACGCCAGCGTAATCGCCAGAGAATACCTTAGCTTCTAGCCTTCGAACTTCTTTATCGGGCATCTTTACGAGAACGTCAAGAAGGTCTTCCGTAGAGTCGATTGTCTGTCCCTTTTCAAGGATCGGTGCTTCGGCTCCTAGGTCGATCATTCGAGCAGCCTTTAGGCTGTTGGCTTCTTGGAAGCCTGACTTAGACAGACGTTGTGTTACCTGTGCATCCACTGCCTTAGCAATGTCAGCCTTTAGGTAACGTAGTTCTTTTCGCACGTCTTCTTCTTCGTCAGCGTCGTAAATCATCTCTTCGTCATCTTTGGAACGTGAACGTTCCTTAGACATAGAGGTTGTGTTCAATTGTGATCCACCGGGGGTGTCACCATCAAGCTGGTTGCCTGTTGGGGATTCTGTTGGTCGCCCTGCTGTCGCAGTTGACGTATCTTCTGAAATGGTCTTAGCATTATCATCAGCATCCTTCGATCCACGTAGGTTTCCTGTTTCAGCACTGTTAGTGCTCTTACTGTCTTCGTTACCGATTCCTGCGCCCATGGCCTTTAGTACGTTGACTACCTCACCGGCAATCTCCTTTACAAGGTCTGTGCGTTCGTTATCGGCTTCGAGTTGAAGCTCATAGTCTTCCTGTTCTTGTTCCTTGCTAATTCTACTTGTTTCCATAGAAACCATAACTTCGGCTAGGGCTGCTAGTCCAGAGTTAGTACCTTCCATGTGCTTTTCAATAAGTTGAAGAGTCTCGTTATCCATAAAATAGTCCTCCTGATTAGGTGGGAAACTCCCGCCTATTGATTCCTGTCCAATCCAGTCTAATTAGTAATATAAACTTTTCGCTCCTAATAAAAAAACGAGGTTATATAACCATCGCTTTATTATACTACCTTATAGCAAAGTTTTATCTCTTTGTCAAGTTTATTTGTCAGTCCTGCTGAGTTAAGTCCACTTTCTGTGTCAGTAACTCAAAAACTTCCTGTCGGAAAGCGTACAGTGGTACTTGAATTAGCTTTTTTACTTTATCGCACTGTGCACCTTCTGGTATTGATGCTTCGATTTGGTCGAGTACTGACCCTACCATGCGGCTGTGCCTGTTCGATGCCCACGCTATCTCTTGTCCCTGTGTTGGTATTTCCATATCTATCCCCTTTCTACGCTCCATCCTTTAGATGAGAGATACGACTGAAGGAATTGAGGTAGATCGTCACCCAAGGTAAAGTCCCTAGCCATTTCGACTACTCTGTAAGCACTGTTGGCCCCTGACTTAGCATTGTCGATTTCTCCCCACGCAGTATTACCCCTATTTATATTAGAGATTTCTGCTTTCACTGTCTTCATATATCCCTTCCTTTTTCTACTTACCCTGCGTCCGGTTTTTTTATCCTTCGTAGTGTAAGAAGTGGCGGGAACCCAAACTTGTTTATCTTCTGTAGGGATGTTTGTCTCGCTTTTGTCAGGGAGTTCATACTTTAATATGTAACCCTCACTGTCCTTCACGATGCTAACATCCTGTAATTTAGCGTTAGTATCTATTTGGAAGTCTTGTTGGATTTTTTTAATCATTTCCGGTATCCATGCTTCCATACCAGAATCGAGATCATCTATAAAGGACTTAGCCATGTTTCTCCTATCGCTTACAGTATTATACTAGCGTAGGGCTTTTCTTTTGCGGTACTGTCTATTGTTATCATTCTTACACTCACGGCAACGTCTACCGGAGATGTCTGTTCGTTGATAACTGTTCTCAGGAGTGTACTCATGTCCGTTATCACAGTGTGATTTAGTCTTCTGCGTGTCTAAGTAGCTACCTAGTTCACCTCTGGCTACGTTCTCCTGCATGGTAACTGCTTCCAAGTGGTCTGGGTTTACGCAGGATCGCACTCTACATAGGTGATCAATCTGCAAACCGTTTGGAATCTCCCCTTTGAAGTAAGTGTACGACCATCTATGTCCGTAACCAACCTTCTCCGTGTCCCAAAACTGAGCGTATCCGTTGGGCTTCAATCCAGCCTTCCAAATCCAGCAGTCGTTATCGTCAACGGCGTACTTGGATTCGAATCTATCTATTAATGGGATTGCTGCCCACATAGCTGCGTTGCTCATGCTGTTAGAATGTTACTCCATTCTGCGGGAACCTCTGTGTCGAAGCCTGATTCCTGAGAATCAAACTTGTCGAGGTAGATAGTTTCCTTACCTACTTGCCCATGCACAGGATGGTAATATAGCACTAAGTGCTTAGGCTTAGTGATTAGGTGTAACTGTGACACCACATACTCGTCCCCGCCCTTGGTTGTGCCACATATGTGCAATGAACCTGTTCCAATGTCCATCTCATCTACACGGTGGAAGTGCCCCATTAGTACGTCATCGAATTTATCAGCTACGGTGTACCTCTCATCGGAGTCTACGATGCCGTTGTACTGTACAACATCACGTAGGTTACCTATGGCTCGTTTGATAGAGGCTTGTGAGCCTCCACCCTTTACGCTATCGCCATGCATGATCAAGATGTTTCGGTTAGCTACCTCGAAGATGTGGACAGCAGCCTTAGGGATTTCCATCTCTATGTTCTTGTGCTTCTTTAGGAATACGCTCATCCACTGATAGAGCATGTAGTCCCAGTCCATGAACCTGTCCTTAGAAGGAACCTTTTTAGTCATACGACCATGGTTACCAACTACGCCCTTCAACTTGACGGTCTTAAAGTGTGGTGCTAGGAACTGTACTGCCTGTGAGATAACATAAGCACCGATGATCATCTGCATCATACAGTTCTCAATATTAGTAAATGCTAGTTCATCGTGTATGTCCCCACTGATCATGTCACCAAGCATAGGGATAACTAGATCATCTATATTGCACATATTGCGTCTGTATTCTGCTAGCTGGAGAACTTGGTTAGCCCATCCCCAGATACGTCGGCTGAACAGGTCAATATCGTACTCGTTCAATCCAAGTACTTGTTCGCTCTTAACGTTGTCACCTACGTGGGTGTCAGTAAGAGGAGCCACCATCACTTGGGTCTTTGTTCCAAAGTTCTTTGGTCGAGTAGCCTTAGTTAGGTTCATCGCCTTGCGCTTCATCTGTAGAGCAAGAGCGGGAGTGTACTGTTCGATAGCCCTTAGGACTACATCAGCACTGTTATCCGAGTCAAGAGCCTTATGATATAGTGAGCGGTATAACTTTCGATCTTGTTCCAACGACCTGATCTTCTTATCTAGTTTTAGCTTTGCGTCTACAAACTCATCGTCAGTATCGTCTAGGTCTAAGATAGTCTGCTCTGCGCCATGCTCTGCATGCCAACGCTGGATTGTGCTACGGTGGAGGCTTACACCGTACTCATCGTCAATAAAACGACTGATGGCTGTCCATCCCATTCCCTCTTCTCTTAGCTCTACGATCTGTGCCTTTGCTTCTTCTGGGATAGAATAATTCAACTTAGTTCTCCTTATGGATTCTTCCAAGTGTTAGCCCGTTTAGTTCCTTTGTGGCTAACTTGCCTTTCGAGTGGCTTTGGTGTCTTCTGATCGGTGGGGGGTACCTGTGACCCGCCCTCACGCATTTGTACATTTCTATTGTATATAGGTGCGAGGGCTTTGTCAAGTCTCTGCTTACCCTTCTCCACAACTATACTCTGAGAGGATGTATCTGTACCCCTCTTGTTGAATGACATAGTTGCTATGTCGTGATCCTTCTGGGTCTGACCGGCTTTCCTCTTGCCTCTGTCGCCGCCAAAAGTGGTAGTAAAAATACCAGAGTTGGTAGATACGTGGGCTGTACCACCACCAGCTAACCCACCCGATCCCGTAGCCACACCAGCCCCAGCACCTTCGCCAGTACCGTTGCCCTCTTTTAAGAAGTCCGCTGGAAGCACTGGTGTTGCTGCTCCCTTTAGTTTGTTCTTGTTGGCTCTCAGAGAACCGTCCAGATCGTTTGGTATGCCTGACTCTCGATTTTCCCCTCTGCGCCCTCGTTCTTCTGCCCATGAATCAACGTCCCTCTCTTGGGTAGGATTCTTCTGGCTCCAATCAGGTGTCTGACCGGCAAGGTTTCCTTTGAACTTACGGTTAGCAATAGGTGGCTTAGTCTTTAGAATACCTAGTAAGTCAGTAGTTTTAGTTACCGATTTCTCCATTTTTCTAAAAGCCGAAGGGGGAGGTAACCCAACTACCCCTTGACTACGCATATCATTGAACCGACCATCAGATACGTGTCTACGCATGTTCTCTGCATATTTAGGCATTTTAAACTCGTCGAGCGGATTACCCGAATCTTTAGGATATGCGCTACGCACAACCCTGTCTGACTCTTGAACTTGCGCCGGTTTCTTTGCGGCTACTTTAGGTGTAGCCTTCTCTTCTTTAGCTTTTGCATCATTTTCCACAGCCTTTTTGAAAATCGACTCGCCCCATTTCTTAGCCTGAAAAGGACGAAACGAAGCCAATTTCTTCATACGTTCTCTATTCTGCTCCTCTGTAAAGGGAGCCTGTTCAGTCTTCCCAGTAGCAGAGGTTTGAGAAAGGTACGGTTTTATAGGTTTTAGCTTACCCTTACGGCTGTTATTCTTCCTGTTCGTCAATGCGTTCTATATCCTTCGATGGTGCATTAGGTGTCTTGGTTGTGTCGGCAGGTGGTGTGAATGATTTCATAACCGCTTTGTTTACGTTTCCAATTCTTCCCATGTTTAGACTAGCTGTAAAGTCCTCTGAGCCGTGGGTGAACCATAGTCTCTGTCCATCTGGTGTGAGTTCCTTAATGATTGGGAATGGGAATCCCATCTCTGCAAGCTGCTTAGTCCAAGGTTTAGAAGCCATAGATAGTTGCATCTCCTGCTCCCCACCTTGTTCTTCCCCACCGCCACCCTGAGCCTGTTCCTGCTCGGCTTGCATCTGCTGCTCCTGCTGCATGATTGCTAATGCCTGTTGTTCTGCTCCAAGCTTAGCTATGTTCACAGCCTCACCAGACACAACAAACTGGACGTTTTCAAGATCGACATTCTGTTCTTTCAATTCTATATCATACCCCAAGCCTACTGCTTGTTGAGCAAGTTGCACACGCTGCAAAGCGAAGGAGATTCTAGTAGACTCTGCCTTCTCCTCTGGTGTAGGTAGAACCATCTTCCAGTCCGTAATATTGAAGGCTTCCAAAATCTTAGGGAATACTCGTTCATGGAAGATACGCTGGTCACCCTCAACTACCCTGCTCATAACTACAAGCTGGGTTGTTTGGGTGGTAAGTCCGCCAAATCCTTCTGGTGCGCCCTGCCATGCAGGAGTAACACCCCACATAGAAGCAACACGTTCTCTAATCTCGTTACGTATAGGAAGGTAGTCCATCTCCTGCATTGTGTGGAATAACCGAACAAGGTCTACTCGTCCTCTGTTGTTACGTGACGATACAGCGACCATCGGCATGAAGTTGGAGTCTTGTTTGGTCTTAGCCTCCCAAGACTGCCTCTCACGCCGTAGTGAATCTGGGTCGTCTGTAGATACCATTAACATAGCTGCTGGCATCTTTCGTTCGAAGAAGTACCTGTAGAGGTTCTTGTCCATACCTAATAGGGTAAGGGCTTTTTCGAACAGTGTTAAGATAGGACTCCAACCGAATGTGTCGGTCGGATAGAACTTGCTGATGTGGATAACCTCAGAGTTCAATAGGTAGTAGATAGCGTTCTTGTGGCTATACTTGTACATGGCTGGCTGGAACGGTAGTCCACAATCATCCTCAATACAAACTAACTGCTTCTTCTCCTCATCTGAAGGAGTATCCTTTTCGATTACCTTGAACCTATGGGCTGGACAGAACCAATGGAAGTTCTCTGGTAGACCACGAGCATCCAGATCAAAGTCTGTGATAGCTGGGTCTAGGTGACGAATCTCAATGATGGACGAGTCCAGCTTCGGATTAGCCTTGCCCCTTGAAACGTAGGTCTTGTTCAATAGTATAAAGGCATCATCAATAGCATTAAGATCGAAGTGAACTAGTCGTAGCACTTCTTCTAGGGTCTTGTGGAACCTATTGGCATCACCTATGAACTTATTAATTTCATCCAACTGATGCTCATCAGGTTTCTTTGTAGTTGGCTCCCATACAATACCTCTTCGGAATACTTCCGCTGTGATGTGCTGTAGTGGTGCTCTAATCTCCTGTACCTGCGTGGCGATCTTGTTTAGGTCACCTACTAGCTGGGTACGGTATGCCATCTGGTTACGAATCCATGAGTTAACAATTGATTCAATACCAAGTTGTAGGGGCTGTGATCCTTCACCAGCATCTACTGCCTTCTGACTATGCATGGCTCCAATGGAAGCAGACAACCCAGCCAACTGTGTGTTGGATTGGGATGCCTGTGGTACAAACTGACTAATTTTCATATGTTATTTTTCCCCGATGGTGTCAAGTCCAATAATCTTTAACATACCATCCATAGCATGCTTCTTTAACTGTGCGCCCTCTGATAAGGGATCAGGTGCAGGTGTTATATTTACGGGTATAGGTGGGGCCACCACAGTACGGTCACAATCTACTACCTTACTAGTTTCTTCCAATTCCAACTTCAAGACTCTGATCTCTTCCTCGGCTTCGGCGTATACCTTCTCTGGTACACCTTCAAATTTGATGCCATCTAAGACACCCTCTGCTGTAGCATGCTTGACTAGTGCTTCAAATGCTCCCTCAGTGATTAGCGTTACCGCCTCATGATCGTCGGGAACATCATCTTCATCGGGGTCGAATCCCTGTAGGCTACTGTGCCAAGCGTTTAAAATTCTCCACGTACCGTTAGGGTCTAAATCCGCAACGTACTGTGCACTATGCTGTCTCAATCCTGTACCTATTTCTGGCATAACTCGGTCTCCTTTTCTAATCGTAGCAGTGGGTGCTGTTTAGCCCAACACCCACTACCCTATATTATACTTATGCTATGTGGCATTTTGACCAGCCGCAACTCTTGCAGCTAGTACACCCACTCTCTTCCACTAACATTGGTGAGTCACAGCATATGTCACGTTTAACTGCCCTAATATCAGGTTCAGCTACTGCTGTATGGTACATCGAGTGATTGGTTGTACCTGTTAGACCTACTACTCTATTCGATAGGGTTGCCCAGAAGTTATAACCATCTGTGAGTGGCTGTAACTGGTATGGTTCGTAATCATTAGGATTCCACATTGGTGGTTTGTCAGCCCCTTGCCCGTCATTCGGTAGATAATCCTCGAATAGGTCAAGCTGGTACTTGTCTGTTAGTGCTGGAATCTTATCTTTAGACTCCCTCACAAGTACTTCCTTATCTCTGCTACCTGACCTATACACTGTAATTCCCTTACACCCATTATCGTATGCTCCTAGGTACGCCGTTGCTACGTCTTCTTCAGTAGCCTCATTAGGTAAGTTAATAGTCTTGCTGATTCCTGAATCACAGTGCTCTTGGAACGCTGCTTGCATCAATACGTGATCATCTCCTGCTATCTCTGCCGAAGTTACATACACGTTCTTCACCCAGTCTTCCACCTTTACATCATCTAAACTGCCACCTGCGCTTACATGTTCTAACATTTCGTCGGTAATAAATGGTTCTTCTTCGAAGTACTTATTGGTGTAGCAGAATGACTCACCCTCTAGTACGTTCTGCTTCTTCCAAGCTAGTGCGAACGTTGGCTCAATTCCTGATGATGTGTTTGCAAGCATTGAGATAGTTCCTGTAGGTGCCACCGTTAGTCGGCAAGCATTTCTCATGGGCTTTTTGAAAGTTGAATGCTCCCATGAGGGGAAGTTACCACGATCTTCTGCTAATTTAGTAGATTCTAGATCAGCTTCTTCTTTCATTACTTTCATAATCTTTGAACCAATTTCTCTACCCTCTTCGGAATTATAAGCAACCTTCATCTGAATGAGTAGGTCTGCAAAACCCATAATACCTAGACCCACCTTACGTGTAGCCTTAGTCATTGTCTCAATGGACTTGGTAGCATATTTATTAGCGTCTACTACGTCATCGAGGAATCGAATGGCTAGGTGTACTGTCTTCGCAAAGTCAGACCAGTTAAATTTATCTTCCCAGTTTTCGGAGTCTTTGTCGTTAAAGAACTCCGATAGGTTGATTGAGCCTAGGTTACAAGACTCATTAGGAAGTAAAGGCTGCTCACCACATGGATTGGTAGCGATCATTCTACCATGCTCTGCCTGTACACTGTTATCCTCATTGATACGATCTAAGAAAACCATTCCCGGTTCTCCGTTTCGCCAAGCACCATGTACTATCTTTCTAAACACTTCTCTTGCGTTCAATTCACCTACAATGTTCTTGTCCTTAGGGTGGATCAGGCTGTAGTGAGTGCCCGCTTTGACAGCCGCCATGAAGTCGTTAGTAACTCCTACGCTTATATTGAAGTTGTGGATTTCACCTTCAACCTGTTTGCATTCGATGAATTCGAGAATATCTGGGTGGTGAACATCCATCACCGCCATGTTCGCACCGTCACGTTTCCCGCCCTGAGTAATCATTGAGGACACACGGCTGAGGGTCTTTAGTACTTCAATCGGCCCACATGCTATACCGTGTGTAGTCCTAATCATATCTCCCTTTGGTCGGAGTTCTGATAGAGCGAAGCCTGTACCGCCTCCAAACTTCTGTACCATAGCAGAGTCTGTAGCAGCCTTCATGATGCCTTCCATTGAGTCTTTAACAGGGAGAACAAAACACGCTGACAAAGTGCCTTGATCAGTACCTGCATTCATCAGCGTGGGAGAGTTTGGAAGGAACTTATTCTCTGCCATAATCCTATAAAATTGTTTTTCGGAGTAGGTCGTGTCAGCCTTAGAATTGTACAACGTTTCGATACTAGCTACCCCTTTGGCTACCCGCTTAAACATTCCTTCTGCGTTCTCTATAATCTCTCCTAGATCATTCTTTAAGTAGTAACGTTTCTTAGCTACGACTTCAGCTTGGGGCGATAGGTGTACCATGTTTTCTCCATTCGTTGGCTTCTTTAAAGTATCAGAGGCTTATCCCCCCTGTGCAGACACATCATACACAAGTTATTTTCGGGTATCCAAGCCTTAGGTGTGCATTGCCGATTAGAGCAGTTAGGATTCGGAGCACCAAGCGGTGGAAAAGTATCTGTGTCTTGATTAGTACCCTTATTATACTCGTCCTTGTCAAGAGTTTCAAGTCTTTTAAGCCACTTTTTCATCGGGTCTTTGGGGTCTCCATCGGACTCTAAATCTGATGCCCATTGTTGTAAATCCCCCACGACTTCCATACCATATAAGTCTGTCTCATGAGCAGCTTGAAGAGCCATTCCAACACTAAAGAATGCATCACCGTGACCCGCTACAGTAGTTGTAGCTTTCAAGTCATTGTTCACTTGCATAAGCTGTGTATTCTGCTGATCATCATCTAATAGCTTACCTCTACCAGATAGGATAATCTCTTCCATAATCCCAGCTAGGCTAGCCTTCATCTTAGGTGTGAACGACTGAGGAATCCAAGTGTTACTTAGCCCCCTGTCTTCTAGTTCGCCACGAGTGTTGTCCACATAGCCCCTAGTCATACCAAAGTTCTCTGCGATCTCGTTTATATATTCTACCTGATCGTTATAGTTCCAACCATTAAGATAAGAACTGTGTATCTGTTCGATCTTACTTCCTCTTCGTTTGAAGATGGCTAAGTGGCTAGGATGTCGTTTCTTACCAACATCGAATCCACCAAATACTTCTTCGTCGTCAGAGAACTTGTGCTTAGTTAGAGCGTGTAAGTTCCTAAGCTTGGGATCAACAGCTTTATTGATATCATCTTTGGTGAAATACGTCATGCTGCTATAGAACGGCTCTAGCATAAACTCAGAAGCGAACGCCTTTGGTTTAGCTCTCTGGTGAACAAGCAATTCTTCTTCATTGAAGATGCCGGGAGCCAATACCCTACGACCGGGAATCGGATTGAATACTGGTAGCCTTCTGTGCCTGAATCGTGGGTCAAATTCTAACTTAGCTAAGATATCATCTGGTAGTAGTGGCGTACCAACTACTACAATAGGTGCTCCCTTGTTGGGGATGAACATGCTCTCTTGCATGAAGTGATCCTCAACCTTCGTTACCTGCCCGATTTCGAGTGGGTTTTCTGGGTCTTTTAGTATATCGTCTGCGATCAGTGCTCCGTCTAAGTGCATTCCACGTTTGAATGAGAACAACCCACCCTTCTCGATCTCGACGTTAGCACCCCTGTACCTCATTCGGAACGTGTAGTCAGAACGTGGAGTCTTATCCTCCAACAAGGTCTTTAGAACTGGGTTACGACCAACTTCTTTCTTAATCTCATTGATGTGATACTTGCTCATTGTGTCAGAGTAGGATAGATAGAGAATCTTCATATCTTTCTTCATCTTTAAGATACGCCAAATTGAAAAGGCATGCCCCAGAATTGTACTTTTGTAATGTGCTCTCGGCAGTATAGCACAGTAATGCAAGCCCTGATTCACAGCATCTTCAATGTCCTCTGCTAAATACTGTACGTGCCACTCACTAAAGAGTTCTGGCTTCTCAAATGAGAGCGACCAGATATCACGAACGAATTCCCAGAAGGTTCCGATCTCTACTGTATCTTTACCTGCACCTGTTAACTCATTAGATAGATGCTTGATAGCCTCTATATACGACATACCTTGATTAGAATTATTGGGTAGATACAGACTAGGACTCTTGAATTGACTACTCATTCTCTACAACCAATGCCATGAGCCTGTTACCCACGACAGTTAGTGTTTGAGAGTCTTGAATCTCGTCAACTAGAATTAGCATTACCTGTTGTACAAACTCCATCTGCATCATGCTTTTCAGAATCTCTATTTCCCCGTCCGCACCGATCTTAGCCGCTTTAACAGCGTCAATAGCACTATCAAATGGTATAGAATCAAGATCATTATTAGCTTTCTCCCTGATCTTAGAGTACAGCTTCAAGTGATCCTGAGTTGTACGCAGAAGCCTACCAGCTTCGGATTCGGTAGCTTTAGCTAACGCCGTGGTCTTTACTGCTTTTTTTGCATCCTCCCAATCGTACTTTTTTGCCCATGAGTAGATAGTTACGGGCTGGACACTAAGCCAGAACTCATCAGAAACAGACTTAGCTATCTCCTTAGCAGACATATCATCTCTAAGGTACAGTTCTAAAGCTTTATCTCTTGCTTCTATCGGTATTGTCTTTGGCATATTGAACCTCGTTCATATAGTTATCGAATTCGGCTATGCTTTTCTCGTACTCTATTTTCTGTGCGTGTATTTTTGCTCTGCCATCGTAGATGGCCTTGTCTTGTATTACTATGGGTACACCTATGTATGATATGTTTTTCATGCTCTTATCATATGTTAGGTATCTACGGTTATGGTTTAATAGGTCTACTAAATCTAGCCCCGCTGTTAGACTTACGTAAATATTACCTTCTTCATCTTGATTGTTCTGAATTAGACTGTGGATAACATCTAAGAATTTATCATCCTTACTCTTCCCAGTTGCCATGCTTGTCCCAGTCGTGCTCGAAGGTTCTGGACTCGATACTTCCTCCGTATGCAGTCCCATCGCTTTGGAGCAGCTTCGACCAATCTTGGTGCTGCCTCGTGTCAACCGACGATACAAAGCAAGAGGGGACATTCTGTTTGATCCCTGTTCGGGAGAAGACTGATGAGAAGTTGATTGCGATTTCATTTCTAGTACAGATTCCTTTCCATACATGCTCACGTTCGCTGATTGGTTTGTAGCTAGGGTTCTTTCTAATAGTACCTGTTGTTCGCTGTAGGTCTTCAACCTGCTGGTTGGACTTACATGCTGCGTACTTACACCACACCATGATACCATACTTTTCCTTGGCTTGCTCATACGTCATGCCCTCTGGTAGCTTGTCAACATACTCTGCACTAGTCTCGTTCTTCTTACCAGTGCTCATTTCAAATGTGCTCTTCTTGCTATCTGCCATAGGTTTCTTAGCTGACATAAGTTTTCCTTCTCCATTCTGCTACACACGCCGCGTCTGCGAAGTCTTGTTCAGTGAACACATCACCCCAGACCTTTTTCGCATGAGCCATTATATCTGTTTTCTTAGCGTTACCATTTCCTATTATCGTTTTTTTCCAAGAACGATTATCCACAGGGACAACTGAAAGTCCTGCTCTATAAAGTGCGTACTTCGCGCAAGCCACAACTGCGGACAGTTTTATAGTGGTCATTGGGTTTTGAATAAAGATTGCAGCTTCGATTGCCGATGCGGTCACCTCTATTATACTAGCAAAGTTGTATAAATCATCACTCATCTGGAAGAATCTAGCGTCCAAATCCTTCAGCTTATTCGTGATCTTAGTCTGAGAATGCATTGAACCGTCCTCATTTAGGAGCACAACATGCAGAGCCTTGGTACTCGTATCAATCCCCATATACATTACTCAACCCCCTCTGAGGAGCGAATATTACTCTTCAATACTTTTTTTATCATGTCAAGTCCCTTCGTACTGTAATGACACGAGAAACTCCATCGTATAGGTGTTGGTAAGCATCCTTAGCACTCTCTAATCTAATAACTTTGGCTTGGGTTTCGATCTGTACTTCTAGCTTAGCTAGTACGTCTGAGTCTGCGCCTACTACCTGAGCCTTAATTGTTTCTTTAGCTGGTGGCTTTTTACCCTGCTCCTGATACTCCTGTACCAACCTAGCTGTAGCTACGTTGATAAGAGCCTCTAAGGTAGAGTCTATAGCTTTTAACTTAGCCTTTTCAATTCCTAAATTCCATGCCGAAACGGAGAGGTAAGCACTGAATGCCCAGACCAATCGTTCAAGGGCTGACTTATCCATGCTGCTAATAGCCTCTGGATAATAGATATCGGAATTCTCATCTAATGGACTATCTAGCTTAGGTTCACCAATCTCTGGAATAGGTAGTTCTGCTAACCAATCCTCTGCCGACTTTAGCGGTATAGCCGCTGAGAATCTTCGCTCAAGCTTGACCATCATCTACTCCTTTTGCCCTAAGGCAGTCACAGTATCGTGGATACTGAGAGGTACATTCGAAGGGTGGGAACCTCTCGGTAGTAATCCGGTAGGCTCGTTCCATCTGCTCCATCCAATACTCTCTATCTCTCACTACTCTAAATACTTTTATATCTGAATCATTCTTGTTCTCGTAGGCCACCAATCCATTCTCTAGATTCAACGCTTCCAAGTACATCTGCACCTGTAGATTGTGCTCTGGCTTAGGCTTACCTTTCAAGGCTTTGAAACCTCTGTCATTGATTGTCTTCAATTCCAACACAGACTTACCTAACGTCAGGTGGTTGATCAGGAAGTCTATACGCCCTGTAATCCGTACTGGGGGGTGGTCTATCTCTGTTGATAGTTCCCTAGCGATTATGGTTTTAGGGTTGATATCAACTAGGTACTTTTCCATTCTATCTTCGAAAGCGTTACCGACAGCTAGTAATCTAGCGAACTTACCTGTTATCTTCTTCTTCGGAACCTTACCACGCCATGCATACCAATGGTAGCGATCACAAGGGTTACCAAACGATGAAGCGTTAAAGTGGTTTTCTGTACCACCGAAACCCCATGAGTTTGTAACCTCTTCTAACTCAGCCATAAGCCAAGTGTCTACCGATGTTGTCTTATCGGGTAGGTCTACTCCAATTCGTTTAATACCTGCCATAATTGTCCCCTCAATCCACCTTGCGTTGTGTCATCTACCCTACCTACAGTCGTAACCATATCGGGTGCAGATGCTAATATATTTTTGGTTCTTTCTTCGTCGGCCTTTTTCAAGTGTCCAATCGGCCCATCGCATTCTAACACCATTTTAATCTCTTCGATATAAAAGTCAGCCAGATAGTTAGTACCGGGAACTTTCCATTGCATTTCATACCTAAGCCCGAACTCGGTTAGAAGCTTCTCTACTATTAGTTCCTGTGCGGTAAAATCCTTATGCACCTATTCTATCCGATAACCTACCCATCAACTCTTTGATAGCTTCTATCATCACATTCTTATCTTCTGTCGAGGCAATAACACCCTGCAACTGCTTTAGGTCAGTTAGTAATGGAATGATTACATCTGCATTGGCATTGATAGCATCTATCGCTGCTTGGTGTGGTGCAATCATTGCTTGCTTCACTTCCCAGATAGCTTGCTCTGCTGGTGTCATATCGGGAGCAGGTATAGGCTGTGCAGGAGCCACCACGCCGGTAGTTGCTACATCACCTGCTGCGTCCTGTTGTGCCTGTAACCAGTCGGGTACTGCTAATGGGGTAGGTTCCCCCTGTGAAAATGAGCCAACCCCTGAGCCGCTAGCCCCGCCACTTCGATTAGTTTCTGAGTCCTGCGCTCTAGGTGGTGGGGAAAACTTACGTGGTGCTACTTCCCCACTCTTCGTAAGGTTTAGATTTGTTTTCCTACCGGATACGGGATTAGCCGCATCTAGTGGTAATTGTAGATCGTCCATTGGATCGCCCATTATACTTCTCCTATTTCTAACTTCAACTTAGCGTACAAGTCTGGACTCTTCTCAAAAAGGTTGTGGAGTCCCTGTGACCCCATTACCCGTTCCTCTCCGTATGTGTACCATGCTCCGCTCTGTAGTATACGTCCCTGAGCCAAGCCTTCCCTCATGAACGTCTCAATGAGGTCAATACCGCCATCAACTTTGAACGGAACCTTAGTGCTACTCCACTGCTCCTTAGAGAAGCGTCCCTTTCGTAATCGTATATTCATTTCGAACCCAATTCTTACATCTTCCTTATTTTTAATCCATGCGCCCTTACGTAACTCTATAAAGTTGTGAGCAAAGAATACCTGTGCTTGTCCTCCCGGTACGTTAAGATTTACCTCATATTTATTACCGCCTAGGGTATCTCTAAGCTGGTTTACAATTATAAGCATAGAACCATGTCGAAGATCGTTTACTAGCTTGGGTAGGTTCTGGTTAATAAATCGTGCTTGCCATGCCATAGGTGTGTAAGTAGAATCATTCTCTAGGTTATCCTTAGGCATCAATCCTGCGAGGCTATCCAGAATAACAATATCTATACCAGCTTGTAGCAACATCCTAGTAGCGTCGATAGCTTCTTCTCCGCTGGTTGGCTGTAGGATACCAATCTTCTCGACTGGTACTCCACATCGTTTGAGCCAATCTGGGTTTACTGCTCGTTCCGTATCTACCAAAGCTGCCGTAGCAGTAGCATCGGCTTCGATTACTGCTTTAGCAATCTGCGTAGCTAAGTATGACTTCCCTGCTCCGGTATCCCCTACTAGTTCGGTTAGTGCCTTCTTAGGGAACCCACCACCAACGAGAGCATCTAGGTTAGGTATTCCTATTGGAACCTTCTCTACCACTAGGCTTTCATCGTCACCACGCTTGAAATCGAATGCCTTGTTATTCAGCATCAGCTCCATTTTTTCTTCCATCGTTACAACTGTAACTTCTTTCTTTTTCGCCATTATTTTCCCCTTAGAAACGAAATGGGGAGTGGCTGCAAGTCACTTTACTACAACCATCTCCCCACCGGATACTTAATCCTTAAGTACTATCTCGTTATTAACGAATGCTTCTGCCCATGCAAAACACACGGCTGCACATTCAATTACTTCTCTGAACATGTGTTCTCTATCATGCTCTAAAATGTCCTTAGCCACTTCACCCACCTCTTCCCCCAAAATAACGAACCAATCTGCATCGGTATTAGCTAGGTTTGAATCTCCGTGGAGGTAGTCTTGTCGTTCTCGTTCCCCCAGAACGGCTTCCAAAACCTTTGCTCTAGTGAGTTCGTTAACCATTATTGGTTTTCGATTTCTAGTATCTGCCTATCTGCTTCTTTAAGAAGGGCGGGGAAGATTCGATCAATTACAGGCTTTACTTCTGCTAATTGCTCATCTAGGTCTTTATCTGTGTCTATGTCGTGAATACCCACTGTAATCTTAGCTGAGTTATAGTTACCCATGTTCTTAGTGAACGACAGTTCTTGGTTTACTAATACCATTACTTCGATCCCTTCTTTTTAGTTTTGGACACTTTAGTTGTGTTGACTGCGGATACTAGGGGCTTAGCCGCTTTAAGTGCTTCTACTTCTTGTACCAAGTCTTGTACCACCATTACTAATTCAGCAAAATCCTCTGTCCAGTCGATGGTTAGTGCTTCGCTTTCTACAGGCTTTGCTCCACCACTGATAGAAGCTTGGATATCTTCGAGTTCACCGATAACAGCAACTAGAATATTGCCTACTCGATCCCCTGCGTTCCCTAACTGATCTGCTAGTTCTTTAGTTCCCTGATCCATAATCTTTTCTCCTTTTGTTAATCCCAATCTATATATTGTAACAGATCATCCCGTGGTTCGTCAATAGCTACAGGGGCTTTTTCTTCTGATGTTTGGTCATTTTCAGCGTAGAAGTCCGTTTTGTTTGCCCAAGATGGGTTACACCATTCCATGTCTACCTCCAAGTCCATTCCCAAACTGTTTGCTAGCATTATCTCTTTAATCTGTGGGATGATATGAACTTCATCTTTATGAACCTCGAAGATAATCTCATCGTGAATCTGCATAAGCATATTCGTCTTGTACGGTTGTAGGAACTCATCAATGTCGATCATACGCTCAGATAGAATGTCTGCTGATGTTCCCTGTACCAAATAGTTTACCGCTTTGTATCCCCAGTTGTGAGGAACTTTGTAGATACGTCCATATTTGTTACGTACCCACCCTCTAGTTTCAATCGTCTTTACAACCCTATCGAAGAAGTGTCGTGATCCCTTCATGTTTGCAAAGTATGTATTCTTGTACTTCTGTGCCTGTTGTGGTGATACGCCCATGTCCTGCGCCAGCTTGTTCTTACCAATACCATAGATAACTCCAAAGGTAATGGTCTTAGCTGCCTGTCTATAAAATGAGAATTCTGGATCATCTTCGGTTACCTTGAAAGCGATCTTTGCTGCCTCACCGTGGAAGTCGAT